AGATTCTCACTAACATCAGGAAAATCCCAAAAGGGTATTTTGAATGAAAGCGCATGTGATTTGTTGCAATGATTCTGTTAAAGCTGTTGTGCTTGGTGATGAAGAGAAAGCCAAAGAACATATGGAGGATCTATCTAAGGGATATTACAAAAAATACGGTCCTCGGTATTGGTACTCAAGCTATAAACAATATCTACAACAAAATAAATGGCACATTCACACAGTTGACGCTGTATTAATGAACTAAGAGGGCTAGAAAATGGGTGTTGAAAATAACGAATGTATTGTGGCAACAACTTGGAATAGTGTATCTGTAGAAAAAGTAAAAAAATGGATCGACACATTACCAGAATGTTATAAACAATTATTCGCATTTATACCTTCTTTAGTCAACGGAAAAATAACTATAATACTTGGCCCTGATGGAAGTAAAAAAGGATGGGGTGATGCTAAACGTGGTGAAGAATTAAGAAATGAGTTTGTTAAATTGTTGCTATCTTTTAATTATGAAGATGGTAGTAATCCATTTGATTTTGTTGAAGTTGGTTACGGTGAATTTGGGCAAAAGATATTGCAAGGTAATTGCATTAATCAATACAGCAATGATGATTACGCTGAATAACTAAGAGGGCTAGAAAATGATTACAGGTAAAGATGCAGACCAGTATCTAAGATTGAAAAAGAAAATCAGTGCCAAGGCTAAAGAACTGGAGGCCATGAAATCAGAAGCCAGTGTCTTGCAGGATGATCTAATCAAGAAGTTTGAAGCCGGTACGCAAAGAGTGGATGGTAAGCTTGGCTCGATCACACTTAAAAAAGAAGTGGAGGGCACTGTCAAGGACTGGGACGAGGTATATAAGTACATCCTGAAAAAGAAGGACTTTTCTTTATTGCAGAAGCGCCTTGGCCAAGCACATTTTCGTGAGCTAATTGAGGACGGCGTGAAGATCCCAGGCATTGAGAAGTTCCACAAGAAGTCGCTTGGAATTGGGTATAAGAAAGGAATAAAATAAGTGGCTTATTTAACACAAGGATACTTAAAAAGATTATTACATTACAATGCCGATACTGGGATTTTCACATGGAAAATTAGAAGAGGCGGTTGTAGTAGTAATAACGTAGCTGGGGCATTATCTACTAATGGCTATGTAACTATAAGTATTGGGAAACACCGATATAGAGCACATAGATTAGCATGGCTTTACATTTACGGGGTATGGACTAAAGAAGATATTGATCACATAAACCATATTAGAACTGATAATCGAATCAATAATCTACGTGTTGTTAGCCATAGTGATAATTGTAAAAATTCTTCGATGCGTACGGATAATACTTCCAATGTTGTTGGGGTTTCTTATAGCCCTGAAAGAAAAAAATGGTGCGCTTATATCACCAGTAATTATAAAACAACTTCACTTGGACGCTACAAAGATTTTTTTGAAGCTGTATGTGCGAGGAAATCAGCAGAAAATAGCTATAATTTTCACACTAATCATGGAACTAAGTAATGAACCCTAAAGTCACTCAGTACAAAGATCTTATAGCATCAATGTCAACGGACGAGTTGATGAACTTTATCGATAATACTATCGATCCCACAATCACTGAACTGCGAGCAAGGATACAGCAGTTGCAAAAAGATTATGAAGAGTTGCAAGAGGATTTAAAAGTATATTGGGGCTGTGGCGGAGAGTAGTTTCCAATATGTGGCCGATACTAGCTAAACTCATTAAAGGGCGGTATCCCTTATTAAAAAACTGCGGTGTAGAGTTGCAGTATCATTCAGAGTTTCAATTGGGCCACATATTAAAGACTATTTTCAAACAACAACTCCAAAGGAGTATTTTATAATGGCACGTAAGATCGATCTAAAAGATGTAAAGGCACGTATCAAGACTAACAAGTCTGCAATGAAGTTGTCTAAGCAGACCATCACATCCGAACTCATCGCTGCTAACAAGGGCGAAGCGATGGATGCCAAGGCCGCACGTGTGGCATTAAGCGACTTCATCAAAGCAGCCAATGCAGTACAAAAAGACACAGCAAAACTCAACGCAACATAACGAGGAAACAACGATGGCAAAAGCAAAGCCCAAAACGAAATCCAAGTCCAAAGAAGTAGCGCTACCTTGGAAAAATCAGCTGGCAAAGTATGCAGAGCAAGGCAAGGCACCCAAAGAAAAGCAAGCAACCGGCGATGTGATTAGTATCAAAGGGGGTAAGTTCTCTATTGCTGGCAAAGTAATTGGCCAGGAAATGGACTGCATCATATTAGGCTATTCATTCCAGAATACCTGGTATGACAAGCCCTACTCTGAAGGTGAAGTCAATGTGCCTGCTTGTTTTGCAATTGGCTATGATGAAGATACGCTGGAGCCACACGCCACTAGTCCTATTAAGCAGCATGATCAGTGTGATGGTTGTGATCTTAATGAGTATGGTAGTGGCACAGGCAATGGCAAGGCGTGTACCAATCGTCGCTGCATAGCCTTGGTGCATGAGTCTCAAGCCGGTGAACCTGAAATAAAGATACTGCGGATACCACCAACATCATTGACGAACTGGAAGCACTTTGTTAATGATGCCGAGGCGCATGACCTGGAGTTGGTGCAATGTGCAGTCACCGTGTCTTTCGATCCTGAGAGCACGGCGGTAAGCCCTCCATTGCTGTTTGACTTCAAGAGTGAGATTACCAATGAGAAGCTCCTGCAGTCTTTGGTTCAGGTAATGCCCCAGGCCCAACGTATGATTGAACAGCCTTTCGATGTCTCAAAGTACGTGAAGCCGAGCGCAAAGAAAACTACGAAGAAGAAGAGTGTGAAGAAGAAGAAGAGTAAGTTTAGTTAACCTCTCTCTTTTACGGCCCTCCCTTCCGGGGGAGGGTATTTTTAAACAACGAGGGCTAGTGTGATGGAGTTTAAATTTGAGAAGATAGATGCAGAGCACTTCAGGACAAAGGTGCCTGGTGGTTGGATTGTAAAAGCATATGAGCGCGTAGTCCATAATTCAGATATAAATGGCATGATCGATGGTTGGGATTGGCGTATAGCTATGGTCTTCATACCTGATCAATTTCATAAATGGACTATTGATAAAGAGGGCTAGTGTGATGGAAACATATTATATAGTGGAATCTAGAGGGCCAAATGGTTGGACGGAGGTTGCAAGAGCTAATAATGTTACCACAATATTACGCCAAAAAGATCGATATGATAGGTATTCAACTAGGATTGTTAAGATAACAAAAGAGATCATAGGATGAAACCCCTAGCCATCATTGATTATGAAACGGAAAAAATAGAGAAGCGCCCTGTCTACCCGCCCAAGCCGGTAGGGGTAGCGATCATTGAGCAAGGCAAGCGGCCTGAGTATTTAGCCTGGGGCCATCCAACAGAGAACAACTGCACAAAGCAGGATGCAAAGCGAAGGCTGAAGGCGCTCTATAGAACGCATCGCATCGTGATGCACGGCGCTAAGTTTGATCTTGAGGTAGGTGAGAAGTTCTTTGACTTGCCACTGGTGCCGCCCAATGGCTTTGACTGTACCTTGTTGCTGGCCTTCCTGCATGATCCAAGGGAACCGAATCTGAAGCTCAAGCCATTGTCCGACAGGCGCCTGGACATGCCGCCCGAAGAGCAGGAAACCCTGCGTGATTGGATCTATGCCAATGTCCCCGGTGGTAAGCAGAAGAAGACCAAGTGGGGAGAGTTGATAGCCAGGGCACCGGGAAAGCTGGTTGGCCGGTATGCCAAGGGTGACGTGGTACGAACAAAGAAGCTGCGAGAATTGTTTTCCCCCTATGTTAAGGACATGGGCATGCTTGATCAGTACGAGATTGAAAAGCGAGTGCTCATCAAAGCAATCGAGCTGGAACGTGAAGGCGTGATGGTCGATGCCAAGTCATTAGCCCCGGATCTTGAGAAAGCAGAACGCGCACAGAAGCGGTATGAACGTGCGTTATACAAAGTGCTGGGTGACATCAATCTCAACAGTGGGCCTCAAAAAGTAGCCGCCTTTGAAAAGGCAGGGCTGGTTGATGAGTGGGAGTATACCGATAAAGAGAATGAGAAGACTGGTATCGATTCATTGATTCGGGTTTGCAACGATAAGCAAGTAGTACACAACCTGGATATGTTCAGCAAGTACACCAAGATCATCGGCACTTATATGAGGCCATGGCTTAAATCAGCCCTTGAGAATGATGGCCGGTTCTTTCCTTGGTTCAATACGATCAAGGGGGATAATGACAAGGGCACTTATACTGGCCGGTTTAGTTCCAACTTTCAGCAGGTGCCAAGGGAACCGCTCAAAGGTTATCGCACGCTGCCTTTTATGCGCAACTATGTTATTCCTGATCATAAGAACCATCTGCTATTTAATAGAGACTTTGCCTCGCAAGAAATAAGAATACTTGCCCACTTTGAAGATGGTGAACTGCTGCGAGCGTTCTTAGAAAATCCAAAACTCGATGTACACCAAATGGTAAGTAATGTGATATTAGAAAAAACTGGTATTAAGCATCCACGTGCCTACATGAAGAGCTGTAACTTTTTAATTGTATATGGTGGCGGTGCTAATGCTTTGTCTAATGATTTGAAGATCAGTTATGAAGATGCTAGTGATATTTTCAAACAACACGGTGAAGCGCTGCCAGGGATTAAAGATGTCAAAGATGATTTAAGGCTAATGTATCGTAGTAATGAACTGTTTAAAACAGCCGGTGGGCGTTGGTACGATTTTGAAGAGGATCATGATTATGTCGCGCTTAATACTTTGATTCAAGGCTCAGCCGCCGACCATGTGAAAAGATCACTACTTAATATTGATGATATGCTCAAAGCAAAGAATTATGATGCTCGAATTGTACTCACAATTCATGACGAAATAATGATTAGTGGTGCGAAGAGGCAGAAGAAAAAGTTGATGAAGGACTTCAAAGAGGCGATGGAATACGACGAGTTGTTTGATTTACCCATGCTCACCGATGGCAAGATTGGTGGATGTTGGGGCAAGATGGGAGTAGTGAAATGAAATTTTTAAAAATAATTCTACTTTGTTTTGTCTGCTTTTTTCCGGGATATCTAATTCTTTCGTACTCATATAGCGATAGTGTACCAGCTTTATTATTATTTTGGGGTGGAATGGCATATCAATATTATGTGGAGAAAGTGAAATGAACGATAAACTACTAGATATATGGATAACAAAGTTCTGTGATGCAGCCATGTACACAAAACCACCACCTGAAATATATGCATATAACGCAGCATTACTTGCAGGTTTTTTACAAGAATTAAAAGATTATCGTATAAAAGAGATAAAGGAAAAAAACAATGACTAGACACGATTACTCTTTCGATCTTGAAACCCTCGGCACTGGCCGAAACTCTTACATCCTATCAATTGGCTGTGCCAAGTTTGATATTGAAACAGGGGATGTCCTAGATACTTTCTATTCTAAAACGCGCTGTGGTGATGAATTTAAAATTGATTTTAAGACTGTTCAATTTTGGATGAAGCAGGATGATGAGGTTAAAAAGGATTTGTTTAATAAAGAAGATAATAACGAAATACACTGGGTTTTAAATTCATTGAGAAATTGGCTTGAAGATGGTTGCATTGTGTGGGGTAACGGTAGCACGTTTGATATCTCACTGCTTGAGGATGCTTATAAATTATGCAAAGAATTACTTGGATATAAAGTCGAGATTCCTTGGCACTATAGGAACATCAGAGACGTGCGAACTGTTGTTGATCTTGCGTCAATAGGTGGGTTTAAGAAGAAGCATGTTGAACGTGAGGGCATTCATCACAATGCTTTGGATGACGCTATTTATCAAGCCAAACTCGTAGCCAATGCCTACTGCTATTTAGCAACAAGTTGCTATCATGAGTAAACGCTGGTCGTATTCACGCTGGTCGATGTTTGACAAATGCCCCCGGCAATATGAGCACGCCTATATTGATCGTTTGCCACGTGGCTCAAGTCCTGCACTGGAAAGAGGGTTGGCTATTCACAAGAAGGCAGAGAACTACGTCAAAGGTATTATCAAAGGCTTGCCCGATGAGTTGAAGAACTTCAAGAAAGAGTTCAATGAACTGCGTAAGATCTATAAAAGGAAGGAAGGGTTTACCGAACCTGATGTGAGTCTGAACAGCTTATGGAAGTTATCAAATAAGGATGACACGGATTACTTCATCGGCTTCATTGACTTTGTTTTCTTCGATCCATCGGGGGAGTCTGCCATCGTCATTGATTACAAAACTGGTAAGAGATACCCAGGCCATCGCGATCAAGCGCACGTATACGCAATGGCTGCGCTGTGCATCGAGCCTGATCTAAAACAAGTCGATGTAGAGTTCTGGTATCTGGATGATGCTAGCGAAGAGAATGTGCAGAAGTGGGCATGGAAACGCAGCGATTTGGAACGCATGAAGACGATCTGGATCAAGCGCATTGATAAGATGCACAAATGCAAAGAGTTTGAAATGAAGCCAACACGCTTGTGCGGATGGTGTTCATATAATAAAAAACGAGGAGGACCGTGTGAGCATTAATGCATCTTATCTTGAATCCTATACCGAGCGTTTGTTTACTTCTTATGTAGCGAGTAAAAATGGTTTCTGTGTAAAAATGGAAAAGCGTCACTGGCCCGATAGATTAATAGTAATACCTGGAGGGCATTGCTTTTTCATAGAGTTTAAACGCAAGGGTGAAGTGCCAAGAAAAGCTCAGACATTAATGCATCAACGTTTAAGAGCAATCAATCATAAGGTCTATGTATGTGATAACTATGATGATGCTGTGAGAGTGTATGAAAATGAATGTGAAAAAAATGAGAGAATATAGTATATGGAAATAAGAATTAATAATTTAATTGAGACACTTAGGAGACTTCCTCACCCGGAATATATAGGGGAGAGAAGAAGGGTTTTACTTCTAAAAGCATCATGGGAAGAGCTGCCTTTTAATCCAATAAAAGCGTCAGACATCAATTCTACTGATCAAGATTTTATTATTATTAGAGCAAAGCAATATAGTAACGGTGACGATAATATATGGTTAGATTGGGTAATTGATATATAAAAGAATATATGAATATGAAATTCAAACCACATAATTACCAAAAGAAGGCGATCAAGTTCATGCTGCAAAACTCTGCAGCTGGATTGTTCTTGGAGCCTGGGCTTGGTAAAACAGTTTCGGTGCTCTCTGCTTTGGATATTCTAAGAGATCAGGGCATCGTAAAAAAGACATTGGTGGTATCCACCATCAGGATCATCTATAGCGTGTGGCCAAAAGAGATTAAAAAGTGGAGCTTTGATTTCAGCACGTCGATTGTTCACGGTGATCATAAGCTCAAGGCATTGAAGGCTGATGCTGATATCTATCTGATTAATTATGATGGCTTGCTATGGTTGCAGAACCAGCCTAAGAAGCTATTAGAAAAGTTTGATGTGTTGGTGCTCGATGAGTCAAGCAAGGTAAAGAACTTCAAGACATTGCGATTCAAAGCGGTTAAGAAATTGCTCAACTACTTTGACCGTCGTTACATACTGACAGGCACGCCGACACCAAAGAGCTTGATGGATTTGTTCAGCCAGATCTATGTGCTCGACCAGGGGGAAGCATTGGGCAGGTACATCACAGCCTATCGCAATGAGTTCTTCTATCCTTATGGATTTAAAGGCTATCAGTATGCATTGCAGGATGGCGCCGATAAGAAAATATATAAGAAAATCAAGCCCTTAGTAGTACGCTTTGATGAAAGCTTTTTGAATCTACCAAAGAAAACAGACAACTTCATTGAGATTGAATTGCCCGATGATGTCATGAGTCGGTACCGGGAGATGGAAGAAGAGTTTGTCATGGAGCTGAAGGAAGGGCATGTGCTGGCCAGCACTGCCGCTGTGAAGACACAGAAGCTAAGGCAGATAGTGAATGGTCATATTAAAGATAACTATGGCGATACGCATTTTATCCATGAAGCGAAGATCGAAGCCTTGTCAGATCTGATTGAAGAGCTGCAAGGCTCTCCCTTACTGGTGGGCTATGAGTTCAAGGCTGATCTGAAGATGCTGATGGATGCCTTTCCTTATATCACTGTTGGTGGCCAGAGAATCAAATCAAGGTATGTAGGTGGCGGCGTGAAGCCTAAAGACGCTCTGAAGATCGAAGATGAATGGAATGCTGGCAAGTTGCCTTTATTGTTCGGTCAGATCAGCTCAGTGGCCCATGGTCTGAATCTTCAAGATGCTGGCCACCACGCCGCCTTCTACAGCCTGACATGGAACCTTGAAGACTATCTACAATTGATCAAACGCATATGGCGGCAAGGTCAAAAGAAGCAAGTCATCATTCATCATTTAATGGTCAAGGATTCTGTCGACTACGATATCAAGGCTGTGCTTGAAGAAAAGAATATGACACAGACCGCATTATTAAATGCGCTGAAAACGAGGTTGAGGAAATGATAAGTATCTACAAATGCTGTGGCAAATTTATAGATCTAAGACGCATAACGGCAATTGGTGAGATCGAATATGACTACAGAAACCATTGTGCTTACTTCCCCGTATATTGTCAATTGCATGAGAACGCAATAAACATAAAACTTGAAGAGCAATCACATGGGCAACTGCATGTAGATAAATGGGAGGAGTATACAATAGAATTGCTCGAAATTGAGAAACAGAAACTAATCGGTGCATGGGGTAACAAATGACTTTATCAAGAAATTGGAAACGATTTAACTCAGAGATTATTCTACTTAGTGAGAGTCAGTTATTAAAAGAACTCCACAAAGAGTTGAAAGGCGCTAATCGAATCAGCTATCTGAAACGCCTCTTCACAAGATACAGCCGATTGCGCTCTATTCGTGAACTGAGAAAACTACTACAAAAAGGCGAGGCACCTAAGAGATGAGAGAATTAATAGGACTTATAGGAATAACTACATGGTTATCTGGAATTGTGCTTGCTTCAGGATTTTGTCAAACACTGTTTACTATATTTATCTTTCCCTATGCTTGGTATTTGGCTATTGAATTAATTATGAAAATGGCAGGGCTACTATGAAACTTGAACGATCAGAAGTTCTAAACGGTAAGACTTACAAAATCAAGCCGCCAATAATCGACGATGCTGTGTACATTACTATTAATGATGCTGAAGTTGATGGCCAGATCAGACCTGTTGAAGTGTTCATTAATTCAAAGAACATGGAGAACTTCCCATGGATCAGCTTTACTACCAGGGCATTGTCTGCCGCATTTAGACAAGATGGCCCGTTTCCTATGTACATAGTTAATGAGATGTTTCAAACACATGATCCAAAAGGGGGCTACATAATTCCTAAATCCAAAGGTGCGCGTGCTCATTCAATCGTCGGGCATATTGGATGGGTGATAAAGAATCATTGCGAAGAGTTGGGGTTAGTAAAATGAGAAAAATGTGTGTACATGAAAAATGGATACAAAAAGCTGGCTGTTGGCAATGTATGGAATGTTGGGCAGAAATGACAGCTGGGGAAATGATAATTTATAGTAAGTTGCTTAAATTAGAGGCAACAACAAAAAGAATAGAAAACAAAATGGCACGTAAACCTTTTCTCACGGGGCCACAGTAATGCGATATTATTTCAAACGTCGAGCTTGCCTCACATGCCATAGAGTTATTAATACCAAGCGTTGCTCACGTTGCGGCAAACGGACACTTAAAATCTGGATACTCGATTTACTTTGGATGATATTTCTAGTGAGCATATTGTTTCTGATGATAGTGACAGTGATTAAATTATAAATAGGATGAAGCAATGAGTAATGAAGAACGAAGAGAGCAACACGCCCAAAAAATAAATGCTTTTACTGACATGATATTAAGATTTACACGTGATTCTGGAAGTCACGCAGGGATTATATTACCAGCATGTGTGGAGTTCATACGCGGCTCTTGTGAGCACATTATAAAACTTGGCGATAACTATGATTTCATAGATGAGATCATTAGTAACCTAAGAAGGATCTCAGATTCATTGGAAGAAAAAAACAAGCGAAGTATAAATTGATATGTATGGACGAATAGTGTTTTGGGCAATCGTTATTACATTCTTCGTAGTGGCCTTTTTCAAACTTAGCCATCACGACCCATTACAAGATTGTGATGTACAGTGGGAAAAGGGCAAACCGTGTTTTATTGACTAGAGAGGTTATAAAATGAACATAAGACAACACATAGACAACGGCGATGAGGTGATGGCCCGTAATCCTGACATTGAAGTTGAAGTGCTTAAGACGGATATGGGTGGAGAATGGCCAATTTTAATTATATGGAAGTCTAAGTATGAAACTATTTGGAGAACAGCTAAATATAAATCGGATGGTATCTATCAATCCTTAACTCAAGATCCACCATCTAATCTCGACCTCATCCCAAAACGCCCAAACCTGAAAGACGGTGATCCTGTTGTTGTTTGGAGTGATGGTGGTAAAAGACAGAATCGATATTTTAAGGAATGGAGAGCAAACGGAAGAATTTGTTGTTGGGGTGGTGGCAGGACAAAATGGTCTGCTGATGATATTACTGATTGTATTGGATGGGACAACTACGAGCTACCAGAAGAATTCGAGAAGGTAATATATTGATGCCAGAATATAAAAGTAATGCCACTCCTGAGCAACGGGAACAGAAGCTTAAATGGATGTACGAACAGATAAAGTTTATTAAGGCACAAGAAAAATATGAGATACCGGTGACGCGCATGAAGATACGATGTGGTTGCCATAAATTAATTAATTATATGTATATGTATCGTTGTTTATACTGTGGAATCTGGTACTGCAAGGAATGTGCTGAAGTACATTTTGGATACAAGGCAACTAACCAAGAACAAGACTAGGAAACGATGATGAGATATTTACTAGCAATTCTTTTTCCACCATTAGCAGTGATGATAAGCAAAGGTGGTTTCTTCACTACATTTTTCAATGTGATATTGACTTGTCTGATATGGGTGCCCGGTATTATTCATGCCTTGCTCGTAGTTAATGAATACAAGACAGACAAACGAACTGATAAGTTGATCAAGGCGATGGGGGATAAGTAAGATTAGGGGATACTATGAAAGTGGAAATACTAAAAGACGGTACGGGAATGGCTTATGTTGCATACTGTGAAGGATTGTATGAAAACGGCAGAAATATACTATCCGGGCCTAGTGCAAAGAGAGAAGATGTAATTCAAGGAGCTTTTAATGAATTAATTAGAATGATTCAAGAATTAAAACAGGATTCGTTTTGCCCTAAATGTGATACAGGCGGAGGGCCTTGCTACTGTAAAGGCAGTAGTTATAACCCTTAGATTAATCAAGAATAAACTAATCTACATACCCATGATCCTTAGCCATCTTATCCGATGTAAGATGCCTGTGTCCTTCTCTTGCAAAGGGGTGTGAATGCTTCTTGGCATACTCATTGTGAGAATGCTCTTCATCACCAATCTCAATGACAATAGGTTTAGGTGTTGCTTTCTCTGCCATTGGATCAACAAATTGGTAGACGTTGCCACCTGCTAGTGCTACGAATAAAAAGCCAATGAATACCTTATTGGTGAGTACAGTGGCTAGGAAATCCAGTATTATTTTTAATGCTTTCATCAGAAGTTCCTAACAAAGCCAATACCCACGACCGGATCTTTCACACCTTCCAGCTTGATAAGATTACCATTGTAAAATGTATTATCAACTTTTTTACCTATCGCAGCAGCAAATCCAATATAGCTATTATGAAACCCAACACCACCACCAATCTGAGTTTTCTGACTATTAGGATCAAAGTTAATAGTATCACCAGCCGCCATTCCAGCTGCCAATGCACTTGAATTTAACCCATGTACATTACTAATAATCGTCGGTGTTGCGCTCATAGTTGATGCTGGCTGCTCATAGTAGTTGTTGATAATGGTATCACCGTGGTCATGATCCCCGGCCTGTGCTTGATTAGGTACAAGAATCAACAGCAATAGTATTGCTACAATATATTTAAGCATATCATTTCCCCCTTATTACGGATAGTAACCCAGATATAATGGATGGTGTTTCCTTACCTTGTGCAGCATTAAGCCTACTTCTATGCTCTTGCTTCAACACGCCAAAATAAGCCCATAATAAAGTTACAAATGGACCTATGACGGATAATATAAAAGGCCAGCCGTCCATAACTGCCGTAACAAGATCTTTATCTTTTATCAGAACGCCATAAGACCACATTAATACGGCTGCAATTACAGCAATAGCAATCACATGAAAAGAGTGTTTAGCAATATATGGACGTGTTGTTTGTGGATTTTTAGTATCAGATTCAAGCATTGCCCGCAGTGTAGAATTCGATTCTTGAATTTGAGTAATATCAACATCAAATTCTTTTTCCATTATAGATGCTTGCTGTGCAGGGGTAAGCTTGCTAATGGCTGTCTTAACATCTTCGCCTGTAGCAGAATCAGAAAGTTTTTTATCATCGGGTAAGAATTCATTAATAGCGCCGATTAATAAACCGCCGCCAGGGACAACTTCTTTGATAATTCCAGCGCCAACATTTTTAACAATATTCCATAGCTTCATGTCAGTTCTCCTATATCAATTTGCTCTTTTCTTTCTTGATCAACAACTCAGCGCCTATCAATGCACTGGCAATCGCCTCACAGCACTCATCCTGGTTCTCTGCAAGCATACCAATGTTATCAATGAACTCAGGCTCGATGATCAGTGCAGTGCAGTTTGTCTTCGCCAGGAAGTAATCAGGCCCGTTCTTTGGCTCCATACGATACCAACCCTCTTTGATGCCACGACTGGGCACCATGATCATGCCCATTGAATCTTGGATCAATTCAGCTGCGGCTTTGCCTAGCTTACTCTTTGGGTAGTAAAGCGTTTCACTACCCCGTCCAGCAGGCTTTAATTCATCAACATCGACAACACCATCCTTATTCAGATCCTTCCATACATTATAACTGTTGAAATGAATCTCCACAGCAAGTACCACATTGCGGGAATTAATAAAGTTGACTTTTTTCTTAAGCACACCAACAGGCACTAGCCGCCCTTTGTCTTTTAAGTGCTGAACTATCTTCTCAGCCCATTTGATGGCCAGGTCATACTCACAGATACCGTCAAAGCATGCCCCCGGCTTATCTTCATGATGCCCTATGCTGACCAATATCATTTGTATTCTCCTATGGAGTATTTTTCCAATCTACTGAAACAATTTGTATACCCGGTGGGCCATTGCGAATTATTGGGGTAGCATCAATATTGAAATACCCATCCATGATCATTTTATTTATATCTTCGCCTGAATCACGTAACAACATAATCTCTTCCATTACAGGGGAAACAGGATCTAATAACACAATTGTTTTTCCGGTTAAATCATTGTTCTTGAAATGATGAGGAAAAATGTCCATGTCTGAATTCTTAAATTCCTTTGTTATTTCAATTTCCTTGAACGCAGGCGTTTTCATAAACTCAGCCCTTGCTCTTTCATGATTAATTCTAGCTTGCAAAGGTGTTTGTTCAGGCAATGGCCTTTCTAACCCAGGCGGGAAATCGTAAACCTTCTTGAATCCTCTTCCGCTTGGCTTGTCTATGCGATCCGGTCCTATATCAGTAGGCCCATGGTGCGCCCAGGCAGGATCTTCGGCTGAATTAAGAGATAGGATGTCTCCACTTCCATTGTCGATAATTGCTTCAAGAAATAAAGGGATATCCCCATCGCCTAAATCATAAGGGGGTGAAGCTTGTAGATATCTCGCTTGAAAATAGGCTGTGTCTGATCCTGAAATTTCATTAAATCGTATTCCCCATGCACTTGTAGAGAGAGTGTACAGAGATGCATTCCAAGTTGCAGTCCCACTTACAGTACCAGACCATCCCAACGTATACCCAGCACCAGTAAAAAGTACATCTGTTGAACTACCAAAATTTGTTTGCTGAATTGTTTCTTTTAATTCACCTTGGCCTATTGCACTATCGGCGATATCTCCTTGGTCGATATCATTGCTAAAAGACATTTTTGCATATGTAACAATATTGGCGCCAAGTGCAGCAGTTTGAATCTCCGGTGCTCCACTATCACCGTTAGCTAGTGCAGTGATATTATCTCGTAATTGTTGTTGCTGAGTGGATGTAAGTATCGATCCAAAACCAAAAGCAGAGCTTAAATCTACCCAAGTCATTTTAATTCTCCTTTCATAGCATCAAGCTTATTCGCTAACTCAATTTTATGTTTTGAGCAAAGCAATGGATTAGCTACCCCATTCAAAGAGAGCCCTTGAAATGATCCCCAGGTATTTATTCCAGCGCCATAATATTCTTCTTGTTCTTGTTCATGGCACCCATCCACATCACATTCAAATATTCGTATAATCATAATAGTAATTCCGGTCCGTCTAAAGTTGAAACGTCAAGTAGAAAAGGATTAGCCAATTGAGTATCATCTGCTGATAAAGACATCGCAAGCTTATCCATATTAATTGAGTAGCCCATCACTCTCATGGAATGACTAGCAACACTGAGAGATGAATCTGCTACAGTTATAATATCCCCAATTTGCCTTGTTAAAGGCACGAGGGGAAGATCAATTCTATACGCAGTACTTGGCACTTTATTAAAAGAAATTTTCCGATCTGCTAAGTTCACAGCTGATAAACTGTTGATGTACCAGATAGAGGTCTTCTCCATAGTATCGGCATGCAGTCCAAAACTATTTATAGAAACGCTATCTGCTTTCACAACAGTTATTCCGTAAGAGCTAACATCAGGATCATAGTCCCCTGAAACATATTGCCTATTGATTATGGTCTGCTCTGATATAACTACAGTATTATCTATGATTGAACTGTCATCAAAAAGCAACTCGTCTCCGGTCACAATGCCTGAAAATCTATTAGGTGTTATTTTTGCTGGATCAGTGACAATAGTTGATTGTGTATAGTGTGCTAAGTCTCTCAACGCTTTGATACAGTTATCACCTTCATACTTTGTGCTAACAAAAACAGAATCCGCTGAAAACACAGCTGCCCAGGTTTGAAACGCTGCCCAATCTATATCAGGGTTACTGGTGGATTCGACAGAAGAAAGCCCACCATAGCATGTGCATATTGTCCAAAAAACATCTGATGGTAGGAAACTATCTGTCATTAGGACGGGAGTATCACGACTGCCAATAACACGATGGCTTAATGGGTTGAACTTATCCTCGGCTTGTATCTTAGCTAAACCTCTGGCAAATGAAATAGAGCCTATGCCACCTTCATAAACAGTGAGGAATTCTCCTACTTGATTGAAGCGATCTGCAACCCAATCATCAGGGGCTTCCTTACCCCCTGGTTGAAGATATCCAATTTCGTTGTCATAAATTTTCCCAATATCATAATTTGTAGGAACCGCACCAATAATTGCACTCCACATGGCCAAAGTTCCATCTGTCAGAGCACTAGCAGTATGCTTATTTGCGCCAAAACGTAGAGTAGCTAGGCTATTCGTCAAAGTTCCATTTGCATTATTAATAGCGGCTGATTCAACAAGAGTTTTATCAACATAGAGATTAGTAGCACTTTCAATTCTTAGGCAAGATATTAAATGATAAACTCCATCATCATAGGCACTAGTTGTGGTAACACTATCTAAGAAAGCGCCATCATCAGATATCCCAAAAAATATACCACCACCATTATTAAACCCCACTTGAATAATTGAATCAGACCATGAAACAGTGTAGTGGCTGCGTTCCATTATACGGCTAGAACTAGCTATATCAGTACTCTTAGCCCACCCCATATAGGCCCATACATCAGTGCCAGGATCGAGCGCTGCATTGTAAGCTTGTTCTAAATAAGCTGATCCAGTGAAGGCAGAGTATTCCATCACCTTGGCATTGGTTGCTGCTGGTAATTTATCAATAGAGCCATAAACATCAAGCCCAAGACTTGTTGTATGTCTATCAGGGTCTAACCCTCCTGATGTTATAGTCTCAGAAGTTGTATCAGCCATCCAATGGCCTTGTAGTTTATCAACGACAGCAGGGTTGCCACCAAAACCTAAATCTAGTTGTATTGATTTTGTGAGGTTGAGTGTATCAGCAATGAAATTATTGAATGTTTGATCTTCATTTGCTAAATTTATACTGATATTACCGGGACGTAATTTAGTATGATCACGTTTTATAGATGGCCATTGCTTCATATATTGAGAAACATCATCACTGCCTATCAAGCACCGTCTAAGAACTTTTGGATTCTTACTGATCGATTGTTCATAAAACCATGATGAGACGCTATGTACCATTAAAACTGCCTCAAATCGATACGACCTTTAAATTCAGTATCAGAAGGTTTAATGTTCTGTGATATTGGAACTTCCTTATTAATAATTCCAACGGTAGTCACCTCAACAGATCCATGAGGCGTGATAGATAACTCTGTGCCAGCCCTCCACCAACCATTCAATGTTTCAGCATTTGCTGAAGATACATAGATCAATGGTAAATTCCATGCCTTGGGATTAGAAAACTGGTATTGATACATTCCACCATCACGCACTTCATGACGATTGACTAGTTGTTTCTGTTTGTTCTTATAGCCATACGTCGGCTCAAAAGAAACGGTTGTGGTGCCATCTGTCAATACGAAAGCCATTATCTAATCCTCGTTTCTACTTGTTCAACGCCCTTGAGTGATAAGGCATCGAGTGCAGGAATGAACTTTTCAGCAACTAGCTCTTCCATATCCGCTGGATCAATTTCAAGTAATGCCTCGGCATTGGTAGCATTCTCCAGAACGTGGATATTGAGCTGTTCAATTATCACCGATTGACTGCCACCCTCTCCCCCATTTAAAAAGCCAGTCAGATCTTTGTTTTGTTGCCTGGAGAGTACACGCTCCCCCTGATCCAGTAAGAACGTGCCTCCCCTGGGGACGTTTGTCAGGCCATCATCGGCTTGGCCAATGACCTTGCGACCAATGGCCAATGCCCCGGCGACAGCTGCCAGTGCTGCAATAGGGGCCAAGAATGGGCCAACGATGGGGATAGCTGCAATGGATGAAAAGGCATTGGCACCAGCCTTCGCAGCGCCTGCAGCGATGCCTTTCAAGCCTTCTGAGAGGGTAGCCCCCTCGATGATCTTATTCAGCACGAGGCGCTGTATGCCAATACGGATCATCATCGAGATCATTTCCTTCAGTACTGTCTTTCCTAGCGCCCGTAGGCTGTCTGATAGCTTCTTACCCCCCACAATGCTATCTGCGAATGCATCACCTATGCCTTTAGACAGGCTCAACATAATACCCTGAATATTACCTGCCATTTCTTCCGTGACTGTGCCTACTTGGTCCATGTACTCTTCATTCAATAATTGAAGTTCCTCAAATAACGTCCTCCTGCGCTCTAGTTCGTTCTCAGTCTCCTCATCAGAGACCATGCCAAATTCCTGCATTGAATTGACCCAGGCATTGGCTACTTCTTGCGCACCTTTGATATTAACGCCGAACATATCTTGCCAAGAGGCACTAGCAGAATCCGCAGTGTCTTTAAACTGTACACCAAGGTCATCCAGCATCAGCCCTAATACGGCCCTGGATCGTTCTGTTGCTGCGGGGATACGTTCAAACAAAACCTCTGCTAATGAATCAGCCAGATTCTGCCCTGTCACAAAATCAAATAACTGTTGGAACGCCCATTTGCCTAATTCAAAAAAGCTCTCCCAAAGGATCTTGAAAGCTGTGCCTAAAGTTGCCACTAATAACGGGCCTGAATTGATGAAGATATCCATTACTGCCTTCATGGCAATCTTTGCATTCTCAACAAACAACTCGAAACCTTCTCTGGTAAACAATGACATAAAGCCTTCTTTGATGCTTGTCACTACTTGCCCGACGACAACGCCAAAAGTAATGAAGCTACGCAACCCTTCTTTGACAAATGTCACAATTCGTTCCCGATTACTGGCAACGAAATCAGCAAAGCGATTAGATAGCCCGGTCATTAATGGGGCCAGCTCATCAGAGATGCCACGAGATAGCCCTTTCATTGCACCCGTAGCGCGAGTCAATGAGTTCTGAAACGCTTCAGCATTTGCTGCTGCCTCATCGCTAATACTAAGCCCCAAGAACCTTGCATCTGCTGCCATTTCTCGCATGGCTACACTACCCTGTTTGAGCATTTGGAGCACTGAAGTGCCTTCAGAATCAAACAGTTTAAAAGCGAGGCGCAGTTTATCAGAATCATCAGAAACACCCGCCATACTATCAGCAAGCGTTTCCATCTGCTCATCAAGTCCAAGGTTCTTAAACTCATCTGCATTGATATTGAGTTCTTTTAATGCGCCCTTAGCTTCGCCTAAGCCTTCAGCCGCTTCAGCCACACGACGATTCATGCGCTGTGTGGCTAGATTAAATTGCTCAGTGGAGATGCCTGCAAGGTTGGCTACATGCTGATATTCAGAAAGTTCAGAAACAGATATACCAAGTCGCAGAGAGAACTTGGCTAGTTGATCCTGTCCTTTAGTGACAGCTGCCACAAAACCAACCGTAGCAGTGGCGGCTGCTGCAGCGACTGCAATCGATCCAGCCACAACCTTAGTCATAGAACCAATAGTACTGGATACCTTACCGAATGGGCCTGAAGCCTTATCTATGCCTTTAATCGTGAACTGAATTACATTCGCCATTATTCGCCCCTAACTTGATTCCGATATATCTTTACTTGCTCTTTGAGCCTCTTCCAAAATCCATCTAAACATTATTACAGTGATATTATCTTGATCGTAGTAACATCCTCCATCTGGCCAACTGTGATGAACCATTCCTATACTCGTATCAGAGTGGCAACTAATAAAAGCATCAAGCCAATACTCTAAGGGTGCCCCTCCTACAATTACGCGTTCATCACTTCTTGGGATTCCTCTGAAGCTTCTGTAAGCTCCAATTCGGACTTTTTTTCGCTGTCATTCCCCGGAAAGCTAAACTGAAAAACGACGGTTGAAACAGACGCCACAAGGTTAATGAAGTAGGCATCATTAGCCAATTGCTCAAACGTCGGCAATTCACCGTCGAGCGTTATGCCACCAATGATGGTCACATAGGGCGGCAAGATATCAGCAATCTTATCTGCCAATTCAGTACCTTCAATCAAGTCCACTTTCACTTCGCCCGTATCATCGGGCTGCGGTAGGAACGGCATGAGATGTACCATGTCTTTACGAGAAAGGCGCGACACTTCAATAGCAATCTTATTGCCTTCAAATTCGACTTCAGTGGTTGTTTTAGATTTGTAATCCATAGTTTTCTCCAGTGGGCTTAATAAGCGGCTTGTGTATTAACTACAACAAACTCTGTGGCAGTTCCACTTCCAGGGCTGTAAAGTCCCTTAGCAGAGAACGAAACCTCAATTTCACCAGGGCCAGCGGCTGCAGTGGGGAAGTCATCAACATAACGAAATACAGGGACTATTATCCGAACCTCTTCAAAGTAACCACTCTGAATTTCTGTAGTACCTTTGAAGTTGGCAATTAGCTCACGCTCACTTTGTGTCAAGAACTGTTGGTACTCATCACGATTGTTGAACTTAATCGTTCCCCCAATCTCAGTGGTACGAAACCCCGTGCGTTTCACTACTGAAGGTGTGCGTGAAGCATTCAAGGTATGATCCGGCGCAATGTTCTCATTGACTGTGATTGTTAACTGCTTGAAATCAGCAATTGCAGAACCACCAATACTGGCACTGGTCACATTCCAAGCAAACTTCTTACCACCAGGATAACTGGCAGCGACATCAGCAATGTCGGAACGACTACCACCAACCACACCAAGCTTAGCCATAAGGAGCTCACCATTGGCTACGTTCATTTCAAATGAAGCACCAACCAAATCAAATAGCAATTCCGCGCTACCTGTTTGCAGATACTTGTAATAAGTGAATGGAATGTTAGCCGCCTTCTCATCGAAGTCCGCTGTACGTGGTTTGAATGTATGTGTATAAATAGCATCAGAAGTGACTGATACAGGATCACCAAAAGCTGCCTTCATCAATACGCCTAAAGGAATTGCCTGGGCCTCTGCTGTCAATTCACCGTCAACAGTGTTTGGGCCTTCAAAATGATCTCCTTCATCATACTGACCAGTCATATTCTGGCTGATGAGCGGAGGCTTTTTTGGGGTTATGCTTTCAGATAACATAGGAATGAAATACAGAGAATCAGTCTGTAACATCCCGTAAGAATCCTGAAAGCACATTGCTATATTTGCGTCATTACCATAAGTCATTAGTCTTCCTCCCCATCATATGTTTCCAATATTTCGCTATACAATCTTGCATAGCCTTGACTTATAAAACTTTCACCGCGTTTCCTATCAATTGAGAAAACAGCGCCCTTTGTTGGGGAACCGACGCCAGGGATTGTGCGCTCTGGACCGTCCCACACTATTTTAATATTATCAATACTCATCCTGTGTCTACCTCCCATACGGCTGTTACAACGGCCCATTGAAAATGCATTGTTTCACTTTCCGTTTCTTTGTAGCTATAATCCACATTTAAAGCAGTCATCATCAAAACTGTATTATTGAGACTTGGATCTGACCACAACGCATCAAATAAAACTTCAATATAAGATTCAAGATCTTCCTCACAAGTTGCACCTGAGAAATCATTTGCCGCCTGTACAATAAAACGAACAGTGAGCACACCTCTCCAACTTGTACTGTGCCGCCCCAGACTATTAGGGTCATATTCAATCTTGGCACGATATATACCGAGCCACGGCGTATTATTAGGATCAAGATTTGCAAACTCTGAACGCTGCACTGTTATCTGATTCTGCAAAACATCGGGATTTGTTTTGAGCAAATCCTCAATTTCTTTCGTGATGTCTGATACGTTAATCATGTCCGTCTCTCAACCCTTTTAAGCGTTACGCCCACAAAGTCTTCAAGGATCTCTCGCACATCTTTTTTCACTTCGCTTCCTTTCGGTAGCATGCGCCTTACTGGCAAATTACCCTCACCCTGTTCATGCTTCTCTGCATAGGGTAAATCTGAACCTATCCCTGCATCATTCTTAGTAGCAAAGGGTACAAAGCTCAATCGCAATCGGCCTGTGTCTTGCAACAGCTTAGCACTTGGATCTAACAATGCCCTGAGATTAAATTCAGAGAATGGAGACCAACCACCAACCTTGCCACCTTCGGTTCTAAAGTTTTGTTGTACCCATTGATCAAGGAACACAGAAACCCGTTTCCATGCTGGCTTAGCCTCTTTAAGATCCTTGCGTGCTTCGTTAACTCTAGTACGCAGTTTCTTCAGATCAGGAT